ACACCAATGCAAAGTCAAAGCAGAACTAATTCTATTAACGGGATGGGAAAAGTAGGAAAATACTAATGAAGTATAAAATAGATAAAGAGTTTGGTAGCGTTGAGAAACTGCTTAAACGGGCATCGAGAGCCAAGATGATACACGAACAATGGCGATCTCAGCTTGAGGAGGCATTTGATTATACAATGCCAGAACGTGAGACTTTTCGCAGGCATGCAGAGGGAGAAGTTAAATCACGGCACATTTATGATTCAACAGCCGTTATCGCCGTTGATGTGTATGCTAATAAAATTCAGCATGGATTCTTCCCCGAATGGATGTGGTTCCTTGAGTTCCGTGCTGGCAACGATATTCCAAAAGATGATAGGGGAGATCTTGACGAAGAACTTCTCTTGAATACAGAGCAGTTCTTTGGTGAGTTTCAACAATCTAATTTTTCTACCGAATTAACTCCAGCGTTGAAAGAATACAGTATCTCTACTGGCTGTCTTGAGGTTAATCCGGGACGAATGGGATATAACGAACCATCGTTTAATTTTACAGCAGTTCCAATATCTGAACTTTATCCAGAAAAACCTCCATATGGTGAGATTAAGTCTTCATGGCGTGAACACAAGATGGAAGTTGGTCATATTAAAGAAACGTGGCCTAAAGCAGATATACCAAAAGAACTAAAAATTCGGACAGAGAAGGATAAAACAAGCGAGCTAACAATTTGGAATGCACATCTTTATAATTATAAGAAAGACAGGTATTGTCAGTATATTATTGATGCTGGTTCAAAGCATGTTTTGTTTGCACAGAAGTTTAAAACTAAGCGAAGGATTGTCTTTCGTGAATCTGTAACTGCTGGTGAAACACTTGGTCGTGGCCCGGTATTGAGACTGCTTGCAGATATACAGACTGTCAATAAGGTAAAAGACTTTATTTTGCGTAACGGTGCGCTTCAAATGGCTGGTATGTATACTGGCGTTGACGATGGTATCTTCAACCCAAATACGGTAAGGATTGCCCCTGGAGTTGTTATTCCTGTCAGTTCTAATAACATGCAGAATCCCACATTGACTCGCCTCACGCCTTCTGGTGACATAGGGCTTGGTCAGTTGATACTTAAAGACCTTCAGGACAATATTAATAAGAGCCTGTTCGCTGACCCACTTGGCGATGTTGCAGATCCAGTTAAGTCATCAATGGAGAATATGCTTCGGCATCAAGACAATGCAAGCAGAAGCGGAACATCATTTGGTAGACTTACCCGTGAGCTGGTAATACCAATGGTGCAGGCATGTGTTGACATTCTAAGAGAAAAAGGCAAGTTTCCAGACCTAAAAGTTGATGGTAAAACCGTGCAGATTAAAATGGTCTCACCGCTTGCCAAACAAAAAGAACTTGAAGATTTTAACAATTCACAGATTTACTTTCAGAATGTTATGCAACTTCCAGAACCAGTTTTAATGGCAACAGTACCGCTTGAGAGATTTCCAAAATATTGGCAGGAAACATTAAATGTACCACCGTATCTTGCCAAAACAGAGCAAGAAGTTGGTGTAGGAATGAAAATGGTAGCACAGGCTATGCAACAACAACAGGAGGAATAGAATGTCCAATGATTTCATTGATGAAGATTTAGATGCACAGGACAAAGCTTATAGTGAACTTGATGCTCGCAATAGGCGAAAAGATGTTTTGATACACAAACTCTTCCGTCAGAATCCAGAGGGTGTTGAGTTGTTGGAAATGTGGATGAAATGGGCGCTTATGTTGCGACCAGTAGTACGGTATGGAGAGTCACACGATCAGTTTGATATTGGTATCGAATCTGGTAGACAGGAGTTTATACGAAACATATTCCTAACGTGTGAGGCAATAGACAAAGGACTTAAATAAGGAGGATAAAATGGCAGGTGACGTTACTACAGAAGAAGTCGGTGAAGAAACAACTGAAGTCAGTACAGACACTACGACAAAGGGAGAAGCTGAGGAGACTGCAACCGGCACTGAAGAAACAACAGCAGAAGAATGGTTTCTTTCTGAAGGAGTAAAAGGCGAAGGCGAAGTTCCCGAATGGTATGACAAGAAATATAAAAACATATCAGAGCAGGCGAAGGGGTACAAGGAACTTTCTAAGAAGTTAGGCGCATTTACAGGCGCACCAGAAGAGTATGAAGTCAATATATCGGGATCCGCTAAAGAGCGGGGCCTTGAACTCGATAATGACTCACCACTTTTAAAAGCCGCCATTGAATTTGGACAGGAGAATGGAGTTAATCAAGAAGGATTTGATAAACTACTTCGCCTATACGAACTAAATGAAATCGGCAACAAGGAGATGCAACAGAAATTTGTTGATGACCAAATGACTGAACTTGGTGATCGTGGACAAATACGCATCTCAGATTTGCAGAAATGGGGTAGTGCAAACTTGCCAGAAGATTTGGTTGACGGATTTGAGTCAATGTTTCGTACAGCAGGAAGCGTTGAGGCAATGGAACATATCGTAAGCCAAATACAGGGAGCCGCAGTTTCCCCAAGCGATACAGTATCAGCAGCGGGTTATACAGCAGCAGACGTTGAAAAGTTACAGTTTGAGAAGGATGAGTTTGGAAATCGAGCGATTGAATCAAATCCAGAGAAACGAAAGGAATACTACAAAATTAGAGACGCAGTACACGGAACACAGCCACACCGGATAAAGGTTGGCTAATATTAATAGTTAGCATGCTATTTTTTTTACTTGACAAAGCAAATTGTTTATGCTTACTAAGTAATACAATTTAATAAAATCCTTTCTGATACCTCTTGTATAGAGCCAGAGACGCGGGATTTTGCTACGGCAAAAATCATACCCCCATCTTGGGCACGGTATTGATGGTTAAGCCATTTAATCACAATATTAATTCTATCAAGAGGTATTATCATGTCTAGGTATCTAACTAACGCAGCAGTACAGGAATTTGATGCAGAAGTGAAGCATGAGTATCAGGGGATGGGTAAGTTGCGTAACACCGTAACTATCCGCACTGGTGTCGTAGGCGATCAGTACAAGTTTGTTCGCATGGGTAAAGGTATTGCCAATCAGAAGGCAAGCTCTGCTGACGTAACTCCGATGGACATTACGCATGACCGTCAGATTGCATTTCTGAACAACTGGAATGCTCCTGAGTATACGGATATTTTCGATCAGGCAGAGGTGAATTACTCTGAGAAAACTGAACTGGCTAAAACTATTGCTTATGGTCTTCGGAGACGAGAAGATCAGGTTCTCATTGATGCCATTTCCGGCGTATCTTTTGTAACTACAAACGACCAAGACCCCGACACTGGCCTTACATTTGATGATTCAGCTAGCACTAACTTTGGCATGCTGTATCTGCATCGTGCTCGCAGGCATTATCAGGAGCTTGAAACCGAAGCTACCCTGCACTGCATGTGTACTGCTACGGCGCTGCAATCTCTCTTAGTATCCACTAAGGTTGGAAGTGTTGACTACAATCTGGCTAAACCGCTGGTTGAAGGCGATCTGACCAAGAAGTTTATGGGCTTTCAATTTCACGTTATCGGTAATCGCTCAGAGGGTGGTATCCCTGCTGGAACAGTCCCCGCAACCGATGAATATGCTTTTACGTGGGCTGAAGATGCGGTTGGTCTCGCAATCGGTATCGACATGAAGACTGAGATTAACTACATTGCACAGAAAACATCTTGGCTCTGTAATGGTCTTCTGAAGTTGGGCGCAGTTGCTCGTGAAGCACAGGGTATCGTTCGCTTGCAGTACAATCCTGCAACCGCACCTACTGCTTAATTTTAATTTAAAGGAGAAACAAAATGGCTTTTGATCTTGACTATTTTTTCCCACTGTCAGCAATGGCAAACAGTCGTGTACCTCGTTATTTTGAGTATGCAGATGATACCGATACGCTTGCTACCATTATAACTGATGATTATTTTCTTGACCAGTATCAGGTGTTAAACGCTGGCGATATAATCACAATCTTTCCCGCTGGTTCAACCGTACCGATAGAACTGGTAGTGATTTCTGCTACTTCTTCTACTGTTACCGTTGAAGTTATTGGCGGCATTATTGTTCTTACCGCTGCCATAACTCTTGATGCAAACGACAGTGGAAAAACTTTAGTTCTTAATGCTGCTGCTGGTGTAGCTGTAACGCTTCCCGATGCAGCTCTCGGACTAAAGTATAAGTTTCTGCATGGCGAGACAACCACCACGTCAGTTGGACATATTATTTCTGCAACCGATGATGACGGTGACAATATAAAGGGTGTCATAACAATTAACGGCGCTTTAGTTGCAACAACTGGTTCAGACGTTATTACTTTTACATCAACCGTAGCTCTTGCAGGCGATTGGTGTGTGATTGAATCTGACGGAACTAATTGGTATGTTTCAGGTCAGGGTTCAGCCGCAACAGCTATAGCGTTTTCATAGCAAAGATGCCCCCTTCTTCGGAGGGGGGCTTTCTTTAAGGAGCAGAGTATGGCAACAATTGATTTATCATATAGTTCAAAGCATTCTGTTAATACCGACCAAACGATTACTAAGTTATACTACAGTTCTAGTGATTCGGTAACAAATCCAACCGACCAAGTGTTTAAGATTAGGGTTGATTCCGGCCTTGGGTTTATTCGGGGAATATCATTTGAAAGTTCATCTACAGATTGTGATATTTGGCTGTCTGAGTCTGAAGATGCTGCCAAGTTTGCTATTGAAACTGTTGTAGCAATAGATAGTATAAACCTTGGAGCGCAACCCTCTCTTGGCGAAGATGTTTATTTTAAAAACCTTGATACCACATTTGTTGAATTTCTTTATTTTACAATTTCGAATCAAGATGCCGGAAATCCAACTGGCGCATGGGAGTTGGCCCTTGTTACTGGTAAAAAATAATGGCAGCACTAGACGTTGAGATAACAAGCAACGCATTAATGCTTATAGGTGACGAGCCTATTTCAAGTTGGTCTGAGTCAGATGGGGGCACTGTTTCAGAAGCATTTTACAAGACAACCAAGAACACGCTTTTGGCAACCTATCCGTGGTCTTTTGCAATCAAAGATCAAAAGCTTGATTTGCAATCTGCCGAACCTGACCCGTTGTGGAACTTTAAATACTCTCACAAGCTACCACAAGACATGCTCAGGCTTTGGAGGATTTCTCCAGACCTAACCAATTATGATATAAGCGGTCTACTCCTGTATTCCAATACAAAAGACCTGCTGGCGATTTATACCTATAGTTGTGACGAGCTACTATTCCCTGCAACCTTTCGTGTAGCTCTTGAATATCGCCTTGCTTCCAAGTTCGCAATGTCTATTACCGAGAACGCAACTGTTATGAAAGAGATGCAATCAGAGTATGTTGTAGCACTCAGACTGGCTAAGCATATAGATGCTACGCAGAAACCACAGATGTCAATGGCCTCTGCACCTTTCAACGAAGTACGTGGTGGCGATTCAGCAGAATTTAATAGGGTATTTTAATGCCTAGACGAACTTGGTATCTTCAGCACAACCTAAATAGGGGTGAAGTATCTCCGCTTCTTGTTGGTCGTAAAGACCTACAGGCTTACTATAACTCTGCCGCTTCTGAGCTAAACGTGTTTTCTCTACCCCAAGGTGGTGCTACAAAACGCAAGGGAAATGCTGTACTTGGTAGCTATGTTGTAGATGGACGAGAGGAACGCTTTTCTTTCAACACAGAGCAAAACTACATGCTTCTATTCACACATAACAGTCGTATGTATGTGTTCAAAGACAAGATATTGCAAACCAACCTAAATGGTAGTGGGCTAGATTATATATCAACGCCCTATACTCAAGATACTGTTCCTATCTTTGATTACTTCCAAAGCGCAGACACAGCGGTTATATGCCATGAAGACGTAGAAACGCAGATTGTGCAGAGGACAGGTGATACATCTTGGACTATTAGTGCTTTGCCGTTTGATGTTATACCAGAGTATGATTTTGCTGATGCAGGTTCGCCAACCCCCGTAAGTGAAATACAGACCATAGCATTTATAAATGAAACCGAGGGAGACACATATAAACTCACCCTTAACGGTATTCTTACTGAAGAAATAACTCTAATAGCAGATGATGAATCAAATGAAAATGTTATCGCAGAGGAATTGCAAAGGCTTATCATAACCGGAGCAACGGGGATAACCGTTACGACTGATTCTACGTGGCCTGGAGCACCAGTCTACAGGGTTACTTTCGCTGGAGCTTCTGCAAATGATTGGGACTTAATGGCAATGTCACCAGTTACAAGCAAGGATCTAGCGTTCAAAGCCAATGTAGTAGAAATTCAAGACGGTACAAGTAGAGCAGAACCAGCATGGTCAGCAACTCGAGGTTGGCCTAGAACCGGCACGTTCCATGAAGCAAGGATGTGGTTCGGTGGTAGCAGGAGCAGACCCAATACTGTAAATGGTAGTCGTGTAAATGAATATTTTAACCATGATAAGGGTCGTGGCTTTGACGATGAGGCAGTAGAAGTCACTCTTGACACAGACCAGTTAAATGCTATCAACGGAATATTCTCTAATCGCACGTTACAGGTATTCACAAGCGGTGGCGAGTTTTATGCACCAGAAGCACCCATAACACCCGAGAAGGTATCGTTCCCACCACAGACCAATATGGGTTCTAAACGTGTACGTCCTGTTTCAATTGACGGTGCTACACTATTTGTCAATGAAGAAGGCAAGGCGGTTATTCAGTTTATATTTGTTGATGATTTCAAGGCTAATCAGTCTGGGAGTATTTCTTTCGCAGCAGAACACCTTATCAAGAATCCAACAAAAATGTCTGTATTGCAGGGTACTTCTGGTCGTGATGCGAACTATGTTATAATCAATAATGATGATGGCACATTGTCTGTCTTTAACTCGCTTGCTTCGGAAGATGTCTCTGGTTTTACACGATGGGAAACAGCACAGGATTCTAGCTGCCTATCAGAGATAAGATCATCTACTGTTGTTGACCATGAAATATATACCTATGTAAAACGATTTGTGGACGGTGCGTTTATCTATACTGTTGAAGTTGAAACTGAAACCTGCTTCCTCGACTCATCTGTTACCGTACTAGGTGCTGGAGATACTATCACTGGACTTGACCACTTAGAGGGTGAAACAGTGCAGGCTATGGCAGATGGTGCGTATATGGGAGACTATGTTGTTAATTCTGGACAGATTGTACTTAGCAGGGCTGCAACGACAACTAGAAGTGCGGGTTATTTCTTTGCTCCCATCATAACTACAATGCCAATTAATTACGATGGGCAAGAAGGTTCGGTTGCATATAAGAAGAAAAAGATAGTCTATTTGGTAGCAAATCTATTTGAGAGCAATGGTGTTATCATTAATGGCGAAAGATTGCCAGATAAGACAATATCGGTTAATCAATTTGACGTTCCGATACCGTTTACTGGCGTTAAGCGTAAAAGAAAACTTGGCTGGTCGTTGCAAGCACAGACTACCATAACACAAGATACACCTATGCCGCTCACTGTTAGAAGCATAGGCATGGAGGTTGCCGTATAATGGCTGACCCTGTTACAGCTTCGATCTTTGTTGGAATGTCGCTATTGCAGGCCGGTGGAACTATTAAGGCTGGCAAGGAAGAAGCGTACCGATTAGAACTTGAAGGCAAGCAAGACAAGATTGCGACCACATCAAGAGAAGCAGACCGCAAACGTGAACTTGCAAAGGCACTAGCTTCTCAGAACGCAATGGCTGGTGCAAGGGGTATCGCAGCATTTGAGGGTTCTCCGCTTACTATCATGCAAGAGGACATGGCACAAGAGATCAAGGCAACAGAACGTGATTGGTTTGAGCAGAAACTGCGACATAGACAGCGCAGGGGTGCAGCACGAAATGCAAAAGATGCAGCCTATTTGCAGGCAGGGACTGGACTTCTTATGAGCGCATTTAGCATGGCTGGTTCAATGAGTGGCGGTAGTCCTGCTGGTTCGGCTTCTGCAACTGGCGGTGGCAAATCAGGTGTATTGAAATCTACTACAGATATTGGTGGTGTAGACCCAAATATGTCTTACGGTGAATTTTAACCAGAGGAAATAATGGCACGATTCCAAGGGAAAAAACAACTTAGCGTGCAAAGTATGGACACTGGCGCTCCTGAACTTGCACAGACCGTTGCCGGAATAGCTGGTGCAGTTAAGGGCATAGCTGGTAAGAGCATAGAAGAAAGTGCTGTTGAGCGTGGCAAGGTAGCCGCTACAGAGGTAGACCTTATCAAAGATGCACAAGGC